TCATGACCTTATCCATTCCGACCCTCCACAGCCACTATCCAGATAATCCAACCGCCGCGTATCAGCCGCACATTCTGCGCGTGCACGCTCCTCGGCTTGGTCTACCCAGTGTTTTATCAGTTCATAGCTTACACATAATCCATTGCTCGCCAGGTCAGAGATGGTTGCCGCCATTTCCTCAAGCTGTTCCTCTCTCGTCCTCATGGCGCGGCTCCTAGATTGCTGCGGATGGCAGCGACCAATGCATGTCCGGCAGCGTTAAAGTTCCAAACTGTCTCGCCTACCTCCAGATCTTCGAAATCGTCTGCATCTTCGACAATTCCTCTAGTCATGAGCCCATTATTTTCTAGGAAGATCATATCATCGGCATCGGTTCGGTCGCAGTCATCAAGAGCGTTCCAAACACGCAAAGCTGTTTGAATAACTGGGAGCGAATATTTTCCTGCCAGCATTTCGTTTATCTGCGTGGGGGAGAAAACCGGACCATAGTATTTTCGCCAAGCCATATTCTTGGGCAGTACAAAGTTAGGATGCAGGACTGTATCGTTCCATGCTTTGCGTTTTGCGCTCCACTGCCACACATCACGATCAAGCATGTGCCACCCATCCCGCTCTGGGAACATAGGCACTCCTGGGAGATCAGGATTAGGCCAATTTTTTTCAGGCATTTTCACTGCTCCCGTTACATTCATCGCATGGAACACCACGCTTAACGGCTGTCACATTCTTCATGTATATCCAGCCGCTTTCCCAACCACAGCGATTACATTTGAACTCTGCAATCTGGGTCATGTTGCTATCTTGCGGCGTGCAGTCGCTTATGCCCACGTCAACCATGTGGGCCATAAACCGTCTGGGGAATCTCGGCTTTTGAAAGCCAAACAGATCTGGTTTCGCCTGCATCATGCCTTCTCTCCTGCGCGGGTGTTCCATGCGGTGATGGCTTCTGATTGTATTTTACGAGCCGGCCCTTCGGTGATGCACTCGTTACAGGCAACAAAGAATACTTCACCGCCTATATACCTGAGTTGTAGGTGGTTATTTGTTGCTCCACAGAACGGGCACGGTTTCAGTCCCTCGCTCATGCTTCCGGGCCTTTCAGAGCTGCACGCGCAACGTTGGAGCCTATTGATGGCCGATCACCCATGCAAACCTCCCAATCCGCCAGAAGCAGCCGCAACACCGCGCGCAACCGTGCAATCTCTTGATCCGCATCAGCCTTCATCACCACGGCACCAGACACACCCGCGTTTGGCTCTGCACGTAACTGCGTTGTGTTGATGCCGCTGGTTAGGTCGCGTAGGGCGTCTGCCACCAGTAGGTTGATGTAGCCAACTATGGGGAGGCGGTAGGTCATGCTACTGCCCTCATTTCTTCCTGGGCAGACAGCCAGTTTTTTACGGCGCTTTCCTTCCAGCGCACGCAACCGGCTGTGAATTTGAGAGGGCGTGGGAAACGGTTTTGTTCCATCCAGCGGTACAGGGTTGATGTGCCGACCTTTACGGTTTCCAATACTTCTTTGCGAGTCAGGAATTTTTCGTTGGGTTCTGTGCTCATGCTTCCAATCCTTCAAAAAACCATGTCAGCGGCACGTCCAGTGCGGTGGCGAATGTGGGGAGCAGGGTGGCTTTGATTGCGTTCTTGCCGCTTTCGTATTTTTGCACCTGCTGGTAGGTGCAGCCGATGGCTGCGCCTAACTGCTGCATGCTCATGCTGAGTTGCTGGCGGCGCTGGCGGATGCGAAAGCCCAGGCATTTATCGTTTCTGATGCGCTTGGGGGTTTCCACCTGTGGCGCAGGCCTGTAGGTGCCCAGCAGGTGCTCCAGATCTATCTGTGCAGCCATAGGAACGCATTCCCGCATATTCCGATAACTGACAGCACAAACCACAGCATGACCAGGCGCTGGGAGGGTGCGGGGTTGTGCATATCCCATTTCCTTAATGCCGCGCGCCAGCAGGTGATTGGCCATTGTTCTTGAAGATATCAGAAACAGTTTTTGTATCTTCTGGTCTGATTACAGCACCGTCTCCACCTTGCATGAGAAAGCTCATGACGGCTGTATTTAACCTGCTCAAGTAAAACAGTGGGGATACTGACGCGCTCCCTACTACTGCCATTGATGCAGAAGCACCTGCCGCACAAAGCAGAGGGTTTGCATCTCCTAATGTGCCCATTAAACTTTCGACCGTCTCTTCTTTGGCATCTAGTGCAGCAAGACCATAGGCGAACGCGTATTGTGTATCTGGTTGGTGGCTTTCTATTTCAGCCTTGATCTCGGCTACCCGTTTATCCAATGCCTCAAGCATTTCCTGACGGTTCATTGTGCGACCCTCACTTCTCCCAGAATGAAGTCCTGAATGCGTACCAGCGGGTTGCGGCGCTTGGCGTAGCCAATGCGCAGGGCGGTATCTGCAATGTCCTGCTCGGCTTCCATTGCGGCGGCCATGTCTTTGACCAGGGAAAGCATGGAAAGCTTTTCTTTGCTGTCCACATTGCGGTGGATGAGCTGCTCCAGCTGCGTGCGGGCAGCCTGAAAGATGGCTTGGTTATTCATTTGCTACAACTTTCAAGGATATTGGCGCGGGTATAGAGAAGCTCGGCCTGCAGGCGTGCTTGGCCGGCAAGGTGCTTCCATGCCTCTTCGCCATATGAATTGTTGGTATCGGCACATGCGCGGCGGAAGGATTCCAGCATGCTGGCATGGGCAAGCAGGGCATCGGCCTGCGCACGAATGAGCGTTACCTTGTGCTCTGGCATACCGAACATCTGGCGGGGAACTTGGTGCGCAGGGCAGGGGATGGCGTTCATGCTGCCTGATCCCTGCGGCGGTACACCACGTTAAGCGCAAAGTGCAGCCGAGTGCCGTAATCCATATGCGCGGTGTTTACATTCAGGTTGCGCTTGAGTGTGCCCAGATCTTCCAGCACCAGCCGAATATCTGCTTGCAGCATAGCGGCCAGATCCAGCTGGCAGACACGGGCATGGCATACGCGCAGCAGTTGCTTGGTTTTGTCGTAAATGTTGTTTCTGGAGGCTACGCTTGTGGCCTTAGAGCTATTAACTACGTGCCTGATGATACGTTCGATATTCTGGCTCTCATTTACTGAGAACTGATATGCTTCGGGTTTTTTAGGCGGAGTAACCATTTTCTGCCCCTTGGAAGGGAGAGCCTGTTGCCAGACTCCCCCAACTTTTCCCATTCTTGGCGTGCCAACAGACCCAAGAAAGGAAAACCTTATGTCAAAAGAAATAGACCTAAATATTGAGGCTGCTCTTATTCAGGCAGCAGCAATACTTACTGCTCAGGAATTAAGTAATGGGAAAAGCCAATCCTTTGGAGGAAGCCCAACAGAGAAAAACTCACCAACAGATCGCTTTTACGCAACCTTAAAAACCCTGAGAAAGAAATATCCTAACGGTTAATTAGGCCCGACTTCCCTTAAAACCAGATTTTAAGGCACGCCTATGGTTCTGTTTGTTGGTTAGGCGCGCCTGTTGCCTTGCGCATTTCCGCTATGGAGATTGTAATTAGGCATTCCGCTGCATCACGAAGCATTGAAAGTTCAGAAATGCTTGGTCGATCGGCAATGAAATTGTTGGTGGTTTGTTGCACCAGCTTTAGTGCGGTTTCCTTGCGCAAATCATCTAGGCGACCATAGCTATAAGCCGCAGCCATGCTGCCGCTTCGGGCTTCCTGCTCTATGCTATAGGAAACGCGGTTGATGCTTCCTATCAGCACAAATCCTGTGCCTGATTTTTCAATCTTGATAGCGTCGTTCGACATGGTTTTTCTCCACCACGGGTTGTGATGGAGGTATTTCGCATTATGCGAAGTTTTCGGTCAAGAGTTTTTTCGCATAACGCGAAAAAATATTTAGCTATCTTCTTTGTCGATAATAGCTCTGCCGACTTCAAGCCAAGATTGGGCGCGCTCAGGTGACATTTTTTCGATAATATTACTGGCTTCTCGCATTGCCTCAAACTTCGGTCCACCAGGAGGAGCGAAGAGAAGTGCTGCTGGCTCTACACCGTATGCATCCGCCAATTTTTTAAGATCATCTAAATCCACTTTACGGCTGCCCGTTTCCCATCCCGATAACGTGTTCGGTTTGGAACCTATGATGTTCGCCGTTTGTTCTAAAGTCAACCCACGATACTTGCGCCAAGCTCTAAGGTGTTCGTGAAGGGTGTATCGAGTGCCTGCCATAGCTGTATTTTTGCGCATTGCGTGAAACATTTTCAGACCCCGATTGCGAAATCCTCCTTGACTAAAAACTTCGCACAGTGCGAAAAAAGAGCATGGATGTTCGCACATACACGAAAGACCGCGGCCTAACGCAGTCTGAACTGGCTAAAATGCTCGGCGTTTCCGTGACAACTCTACATGGGTACATCACGGGAAGGCGTGGCGTTCCTGTGCGTATTGTAGCGGAAGTCGAAAAAATTTCAGGTGGCCTTGTGAAGGCTGCTGATTGGCTTCCGGAATCAGGTGGCTCTTTGGAGCAAGGGGCGGCGGCATGATCGTGTCTCATAATCACAACCATGCCGCGCGCAGTATTCCCTGTCAGCCGAATGTGGTTCGGGCTACAGGCAAGCCTTCTTCTCCCGTTGAGGACTCCGATGCATCAAGCATTGGGTACAGACATGGGCTTACGCTGTGGGCCGAGAAGGAAGCTCTGCAAATCTTGAATGGGCTCGTTGTTGTCGGCTCGCCATGCGTTTTGGATTCGGTCTGCCTTCAAAAGTTTGTCGTCATCCTTCTCATCAACTCTACCCTCAATAAAAACCATGTTTTTTATGTAGTTCGTTTTCACCTTTTGCTCGGTGTATCCGACAACATCAGAGCGAACGGTGATACGTTGGAACTTGGGTGCCCTAAACTGGTATTCAATGATAATTGCAGGAACGGTGACAGGCTGAAGGATAGTAATTTTTCTATCGAAAACCGTGCTTTCCGGGGCCTTTTGCAGGACCCCGAGCAGGTCATCCACTTTTCTGTTCTCGGTGCTGCATTCAAGAATTCGGTCCGCCCTAAAAGTGCGTTTGGCCTGCCGCATTTCACAAAATGCCATCAAGTAATACGGCACGATTTCTCCATCTGGTGTGGCTGCAACAGTATAATTCAGCACATCAATGTTGCGGATAGTGAAGTCATTTTTGGCATCAAGGTAGCCAATGGTCAGGCGGCAGAAAATATCACACCGCCCACCCATTGTGGGGGACAAGTCAGCCTCTTGCACTCCTGCGGTGTAGCGGCCCAAGCGGAATTGGCCAGTTGGACTTTTCTCCCCTTGGGAAGATTTTTTATTGATGATGTTTCCCATGGTGCCCAGCGCCCACAGAATGCCGCCGCCGACAATAGCAACTGTAAGTCGGGAGCTTTCGGTGACACCTATCCAGCCACAGGCAAGGTAGGACAGGAAAATTATAGCTCCCAGGCTCAGCAAAAAATTCATTCATCAGTTCTCACGATGGTTGGGTCTAGCAGCCCCATCGTGAGGCGCACGGGCGGGAATGACAATATTCCCGCCCGCGTTGCGCCTATGCAGGGAAGTGCAGCATGACAAATTTCCATAAAACCAACCATGCCGCACCCAAGGGTGCCTGTCAGCCGAATGTGGTTCGGGTGAAAATTCTCCCGATTGTGCTGGTGGCTGGCGTGATGATTTTGGGCTTTGAGATTGCCCAGCAAGCTTTTTCTGAACTTCATGCGCGGAAAATGAAGAAAATTCGGAGGCGTGAAGAGCCCATAAATGGTTGGGCAGCTTCTAATTTCCGTCCGGATTGGGTGTTGCGCCTATATTATGCTTCAGGCGCCTGGAAAGTTGTCTGGTGGATGAGTAACCCCAGGGCAATGTGCCTGAGGTTACGTTATGAGGTGCTTTATGCCGCGCTATGGTTTGTATGGGCCAATCCCCATGGTCGTAAAATCGTAAAATCCCGTAAGCAACGGCTGAATTTAACCGAGAAGGCGCTAGAGCGCCTTATAGAGATAGTCAACTCGACTGAAGGTCAGCCCTGATGGTCTGTACCTTATCCAGCAGGCTTGTAAGCTTTTCGTCAAAAGCCATTATGACATCATCACTGTTTGATAAGCAGGAGTGGTTTATTGCCGTAGTTAGAACTTTTTCGGCATTAGCTGATCCCGCCAAGATTGTCAGCAGTATATTCTGGTTCAGGTTCTCAAATAAATTCTGCGAGGACGATGATGAATGGGTGACACTCTTGGCGCTTGGGCCTTCCCAGACAGATATTGACTGCTGGAGGCTCGCTGTCTGGTTTATGGCAGCTTCTGCTCTTTGCTGCTTTATTTCTTCTGCTCTTTTCCTGACATCTATCACGGAATCGTCCTTTCATGTTGTGGGCAAACACATGATGGACGTGGCGGGCCGGTGCTGCAATGCGCCGGCCCGTGTTGCGCCTATGCAGGGAAGCGCAGCATGAAACAGCCACAGAATTCGGACCGAAACATTCTTTTCTATGGCGCTTTGGCTGTTCTGCTGGATTGGACGCCTGAAGGTAAAAGCATCTTGCGTGTGTCTGGGGCTTTTGCCCGGCAGTACCTCAATGGCTTTTGGGTGCATATGGATGGCAAGCCAGGTGTTTACGCACACTTTTCCTTTTTGGGTTCTATTAGAGGTGAAATACTGTTTTCAGCAGATGAATGGCGCCCGGAAACTGATCAACAGCTTTGCCCACCAAGTCCACTGTTAAGGCTTCGAGGCCCTTTCCAGAAAGGGCCATCAGATGATCTTTAAGGGTTTTCTTTTCTGTTCTGCCGTTTCCTTGGCCTGCTTCACTCTGCCGGGGAGTTCAAACAGATATTGCAGCAGCATGTCTGTGAATTCGGCAATTTCCGTTACTTCCTCGGCCGAAACATCGTTGCTGGTATGAACATCCTCATTGGTAATGAACCGGATGCCGTGGGCCCAATCTCTCAAGCTGGGCGTGAGGAAACGCTGAGCTGCCAGCAGATCAATGCGGTTGTTCAGACTCTGGGTGGGGTTAGTGCCCTGCTTAAAGGCATCCAGATTTTCTGCGAACACATGCTGGGTCGCTACATCAATAACCGTGCGATATGCGCCCCGCACCAAACGGTTTGGGGTTCTGCCACAGCGGGCTTCTTCAGCATCATTCATAGCAATGGAAACTTCTGGCGGAAGGTAATCAAACCGCTTGGGCTGGGGGTATTCTGGCCAGATGCAGGGAAAGATGGTTCCGCTGCTCAAGGGGATTGCAAGTGTGCGCCGCTGGGCGGTCTCCTGCTGAAGAAGATACTCCGTCCATCGTGCGCGACTTTGGGGATTGGAGCATTCAAAACCGCCCCCAAAAGGCTTTTTGCATTCGCGACAGAAGCCCGTGAAGAAGCCCCTGAGGCTTCGTTCATCATCCGCCATCATTTTTGCCCCCGAAACATCGCAAGTCATGTTTCTGTTGAGGCAATGGGGACATTCTATGACCACAAAAGATAATTGGTTCGACACGCCTAAAAACTCCGAAAATCAAAAAGATATGCCACGTGCAGAAATTATTATCCGCCGGGCCATGTCTTGCAATACGGCAGGTGATCGAGCGAGCGCCCTTACCACAGCATGGCTTGGACTTGATCCACATGATCGGGATGCATTTGTGCTGGGGTTGATCTCCCGTGTTGCGATGTGCCCTCAGGAGAATGAGAGATGAGCACTGACAAGCCTGCAGGCCTAAGCTTCGTCATCCAGAAGGATATGCTTGAACGTTCGGGTCAGCCTGTGGACGCAAATACCCTTGCCCTTAATAAGCTTCGGGAAGCTGTAAAAGATTTCTGCCGGGAAGAAATTCGGAAACAGCAGAAATCTAGGCAGCGTCTAAAAACATTCAGCAAGTGCGCGTTGGGCGCTTTGGCCGTTGCCGGAGCTGTAACCGCGTTTGAGCTTGGGTATCGCTGTTACACAAAAGGCAATGCGGTTGAATATGATGATGTTGTCAAAAACCGCATTGGCCCCCGTAGCCCCATTTTGGCATGGCTGCTGGTTGATGTGCTGTTCTGGCGTATTTTTATGCGGTCGCAGGCAAGAAAAATACCAGATGCGGAATGGCATTACATCAAATCCAAGATCTGCGGCCTTTTGGCTGGTGCAGATCCAGATTTGTCGCAAGCTAGAAAGCAAGGGTGGCAGAAATGAATGCTTTTGCTGCTTCCTTTTCTTCTTCTGTTCCGTTGTCCAGCAAGGGTTTTAGGAACACAGAAAGGTTTGTTTCCAGACCTTCTCTGGATGATCCAAACTGCTTTTTAAGTCTGTCTTGCAAAAGCGTTTCTATTACAGAAACTCGTGCATGCAGGCTGATTTTTTCACTCATTGAGGAATCGTCCTTTCATGTTGTGGGCAAACACATGATGGACGGTGCTGGTGGCTGCGGCAACGTAGCCACCAGTATGAACTATACGCGGGAGAACGAAGCATGAGCGCTCCATTTTCCTCGGCATTTGTTCCGGCCATTAAGACGGCCACCAAAACGGCCCTCACGCATGTTGGTGGTGTAGATGCCGCTGCACGTATTTCCCGCGTGGGGCGCACCCAGTTTTCTGATTACCAGAACCGCTCCAAGGAATGCGTGGTGCCGGTGGATGTGGCTGTGGATCTGGACCACTGCGCTGAGCATCCGTTCATTCTGGAGGCCATGGCCCATGCGCTAGGCTACATGTTGATGCCCCTGCGTGTTGGTACCAGCGATTTTGGCAAGGATATGAGCCAGTTTGGCATGGCGTCTGTGGATGTGATGGCCACGGCCATGAAGGTGCTGGAAGATAACCAGCTAGACCCTGAAGAAGCTGACGAGATCATTCCCAAAATGCTGCATGCCCAGCGCATTCTGGAGCAGGCCATAGCGTTTGGCCGCGCAGTTCAGAAATCTGCCAAGCCGCATATTGTGCGCCCGATGGGAGATGCCGCGCATGGTTGAGCAACGCACAGCAGGCAGCAGGCAGCAGGCAGCAGGCCACCGTGCCGAGTGCTGCCATGATACGCAATACAAGCCGGGAGAAATATGATGCGGCCTGTTATTGCTGAATTTGACCGCAGCACCCTTACACCATGGAACATGCTGCGTAGCATGCCGGCAGAAATGCGCGGTGTGGTGCAAAGCTTGCATGATGCACTGAAAAGCATGCGGACCACGGTATTTCGCGCAGGGGAGATGGTTCTGGATGATGGGCAGATTGCTGCGCAATCATGGATGCCCCGTTCTGAACTGGACCGCGTGCTACCGGCTGTTGTGAAGGCTGGCTTTATGGCGCGGGATGATGAAGGCGCGCTGTTTAGCCCACACCTGTATGACAAGCAGCTGCGCAAGGAAGAACGCGCTGCCCGCAAGGCTGCCGCTGATGCAGATTGGCAGCAGCGGCAGGAAGAGGGTGATGTGCCACCGGGGCTGACACGCAAGCAGATTACCGCACGTGAGAATGGGAAAAAGGGTGGACGCCCACCAGGGAGCGGAAAGAAGGCAGTTGCTGACCGTAACCAACGCCACATGCCTTTGGCATCGGTTATTCAGGGTGGAAAAACCGAAACCCAAAACCCAAACAAAAAACCCAATTCGGTTTCGGTTTCTGAAAATTTGGGTTCCGTGGGTTCCATAGATCTAGAATTAGAGAGAGATAATAATATTCCTTCTAGTTCTATTTCTGGGGAAACCCAAAACCCAAGCGTGGACATCTCTCCTGATCTGGTCTCGCAGACCGTAGCGCGAATGATTGCTGCAACGGGCATGGAAGATCAGGCTGGTTACGCGGTCTCATTTGCCAAGAGATGGCTGAAGGCTGGGGCACAGCCTGATACGATCATCACCGCCATTCGTGCGCATACCGAGAAAATGCGCGGAAATACTGAAGAACCGAGAAAGTTCAAGGTCTTTGAGGCTGAGGTCTTCCGCCAGATTGAGCTGCAGAATGTGAGAGACCGGCTTTCAGATGCTCAGGAGCAGGAACCGCAGACTGTATCCGACCCTGTGAAGCCCTATGCCACCCAGAGGCTTCGAGAAGCTGAACGGCTTTGGCAAAGTCTCTTCCACCTCAATGACAGAAACATTGAGCGTGCTGATACAGCTTTTGAAGCTCAGACAGAGAAGCACGGCTTTCCTCCAGCAGATATCAAACGCCGCGTTGAGGATTATGCAGCCTATTACCGTGCACACCCCGCCATGATGGAGGCTGTGGGATGAGGCATTCTGGTTATGAGCGGCACAAGGATGATTGGTATGTTGAGCCCGCGTGGTGCGTTCATGCCCTGGTCAAAGGTGAGCGCCCATTTATGGGGACTGTGCTGGATCCGTGCTGCGGCGGCGGGAATATCGTGCATGTTCTGGGCAGCCACGGGGTTTTTGCTGGTGGTTCAGACATTCAAGATCGGGCAGGCGGCAAGTATCCGCGCCTGAGCTATGAGCGGTCTTTATCTATTTCCCTGCCCACAAATGTTGTCAGCAATCCCCCATATGGCGCGCCGGAAGACTTTATCACGGCTTGCTTGGCCAAGACGAAAGACCGCGTGTGTGTGCTGCTGCGTCTAGCCTTTCTGGAAGGGATTAAGCGCGGGGAATGGTTTCCGACTGTTCCGCTGGCACGTGTTTGGGTGTCCAGCAAGCGTATTTCCATGCCGCCGGGGGGCACCGATATTCCCGCAAAAGGTGGCGCCATTGCTTACGCATGGTTTGTTTTTGAGCACGGGTGGAAAGGCGACCCTGTGGTGAAGTTCCTGCCTAAAGTTGGTGAGATGCCGTCATGAATAGAAAAGTTCTGAAATGGGTCCTTCCATTGTTTGGCGCTGTGGCAGGCTTATGCATCCATAATTTTTTTCTTCTGGGATATGTGACAGCTCAAGAAAGAGGGGCTTCCTTCTGGTTTGTGGCAATCTTTTCCGTGATCCAATTTTTTGGTGATTGGTTGCTATGTAGCTGTTTGTTTTCACTCGGTCGCATGAAAGGCCATACCGATAACAGTTGGGGGCAGCGGCCATGAGTTTCTTCAAGCTTTTACGAAACTTGCGGTTGCAGGCCGAAGGTAAGCCCAACCCGATTGATGCCTTTGAAAATCTGAAAGCTGAATTGGCGAAAGAAAGAAAACGGCGCGCAGAGTCTGAACTGGAAATCACCACTCTGCAGCGCCGTTTGGATGCATACGAACAACCACGTGATGCCCGAGGACGGTACACCAGAAGAGGTAGGGCAGCAACGTGACAAAGAAAGAGCCAAAGGACATTCAATTCCGGGCAGGGGATTGGATTACATATCGGGACGGGAAGATAGATGACTTTCGTTTCCAGTATGCGTATGATGATGGCATACGTGCATTTGGTATTGGATTAGGAGAGAAGTCCTTTCCACTGATAGGATGCAAAGTATTCCATCACGTTAGTGATGATGAACATGTTGATGCACTCGAAAAACTTACATTGCATTCAGGCCCATCCGGTGAAGTGTTGCCAGAACGCCAGCAGCATGGTGACGTTGCAACCATCTGGCTGGAAGAGAAAGGCAAACCGGCACTTAAGGTTTCCAGCTCATGCGGGCTGTTAAACAAGTTGCATACTTCTGGCGTGATTTGTGATGCCGAAGTGGTAGCGGCCCAGATGTGGGCCCGGGATTACGAGACCGGAATCATGGGGGGTAATGATCCGGAAGCATCTAGTAAGGGCGGAAGTCCTGATCCTGAATATGCACTCTTATCCCGCATTGCTGCCGCTGATCGGTGCCGATATGTGGTGAAATGCCTGGGAAAACGCTCGGAAGATTTTCTGTATAGCTTCCTGATCGACCATATGAGCATTTCTCAGGTTGCAGGGCAGCGCAAGCGTGATCGGCGTCAGATTTCTGGCGCGATTGAATTGCTCTTAGGGCAGCTGGCTGACGTGTATGCAGATATGCCTGGGAAAATGTGGTTCAACAAAGAGGATAAAAAAAACCGATAATTGATTTTTTAGAGTTATCTTGACTGTCCACAGATAATCTGCCTATTTTGATATCCTCTTCGAAGTCGTGTGCCTGATGAGGGCCACGGCTTTTTTTATTTCCGAACAATACGAGCATACTTATGGGCAAGCGGCGGAGTATCTGCCGGGGCTCTATTGTGCTGCGCGGGAAAAAGCCGGTTCTGGTTTTGGGTGTTGATGGGCCTGAATGCCTTGTTGTTCAGTTGATCTACTCCAATCCTCCTTATCATCGCAGTGATGTTGATCTGGGCGGCAGCGGTTTGCTGTTGCGCAATCGCATTGCACGTGCGGCACGTGTTGCCCGCGTGGCGCGGAGTGCATTGCGCCGTATGGCTGCCGACATTGGCCCGGCAGCAGAAGCGGATGTGCTGCGTGTAGAAGCTGCGGTGCAACGGGAAATGATGCTCCAGACAGGTGAACAAATTTCTGCAGGCACAATTCGCTCCAGCTGGAGGCCCCCAAAGTGGGGTGGTTGCGGAAGAAAAATTGGCGGTGCGCCGTCTGATTAAGCGAAACCCCCGCGCTGCGTGAACAGCCGGGGGTTTCTTTTTGTCCACCCCTGATTGACCCAGGAATGAACGTGTCTGATCTTAAAGATATCTGGCGTTTGGTACAAGTCATGAATGAAATTAAAGCATGGCGCTTCACTGTGATTATGCTTGTTGCTCTAATCACTGGTCTCGCATTTGCCATCGAAAAAGCGCTCCCCGGTGTGGCTGCAATCATTCAGGCATGCCGGTAAAAAGACGCAATGATAACGCTGACTTATCTGGCATCCCAGTATTGGGCACCCGCAAGATAAGTCGTACAGCACCCCAAAAACCCGCAAGATAAGTGTAGTTATCTTGCGGATTTGATGGGGTGAAAAACACCACATAATGTAGGGAAAACAAATGGTTAGCGGAGATCGTAACAGATCACCCGCGCCAGAGGCGGTGAAAGCCGCTCCAGTTTCTGCCGATGAACTGTGCATCCGGACGTGGCTGCATAACCGTGGCGAGAACACGCGCCGCGCATACGAGAGAGACGTGCGCGACCTGCTGGCATTTGCCGGGAAATCACTGAACGATATTGTGCTGCCCGACCTGCAGGCGTGGTTTGACAGCATGGGCGATGCTTCCGATGCCACGCGCAGGCGGAAGCTTTCAGCCGTGAAATCTCTGCTTTCCTATGGCGCGGGAACTGGCGTTCTCTCTCATGATGCAGGATCAGCCTTCCGCATAGCGCGGGGAAGAGACACGCTGCATGAGCGTATTCTTACCCGTGAGCAGGTGATTGCGCTGATTGATGGTGAGGAAGAGCCACGCAAGCGGGCGCTGCTGAATGTTCTGTACCGTATGGGGCTGCGCATTTCAGAGGCCTGCGCTTTGCGTTGGCGAGATCTGACGCGGCGCCAGCAGGGCGCTGTTGCTTCCGTTTTCGGCAAAGGCAACAAGACGCGGCCAGTGCAAGTTCCTGCCAAACTGTTCAAAGAGCTCATGGCGCTCAGGGTTGATAGCGGGCCAGATGCGCCTGTTATCCCCGGCCATGATGGCTGCTCGCTCTCGAAAGATGCGGCTCATCGCATCGTGAAGCGGGCAGCACGGCGTGCCGGATTGTCATCGCGTGTCTCAGCGCATTGGCTCCGGCACGCCCACGCATCGCACGCACTGGACAACAATGCCCCGGCCCATGTGGTTTGCGCCACGCTGGGGCATGCCTCTCTCGCCACAACCACGCGTTACTCTCATGTGCGTGAGGGTGACGGTTCTGCAAAATATCTGGACTGACACCATGACAGACACACCCCGGCCCGTGGACGATGTGCCCGAAGGCTACATGAAGGATGCTCAAGGGCGTCTGGTTCCTGTTGCGCAGGTAACGCCGCAGGATCTTCTGGAAGATGAGCTGGTTCGCGCCATTCATGCGGAAGCGAAGCTTCTGGCTAAAGAGCTGGCAGAATTCAAGAAGCGCGGATTCAGTGAGGTTTCTGCGCTGCAATCCCTGCTGCACGAAAAATACCAGGCCAAGCTTGGCGGCCCGAAAGGCAACACGACGCTGAGCAGCTACGATGGCCGGTTGCGTGTGTCTGTTTGCATGGGCGAGAGCATTTCCTTTGGGCCTGAGCTTCAGGTCGCCAAAAGCCTGCTGGATGAGCTTTTTGAGGAATGGTCTGAGGGCGCGAACGCGAACCTTAAAACCATTGTGATGGAAGCATTTGATGTGGGGCAAGAAGGCAAGCTTTCCGCCACGAAAATTCTTGGGCTTCGTCGGCACAACATAGACGAGCCGCAGTGGAAGAGGGCCATGGATGCGATTGCAGACAGCATTCGTATCGACAGCACCAAAGCGTATCTGCGGCTTCATGTTCGGGAAACGCCGGAACAGTCCTGGCAAATGCTGCCGCTGGATCTGGCCAAGGCATGAAGCGCTGGCTGACGGATGTGCTTTCTGCGCGGCGTGAGAATTTCAAGCTGCGCCGGGAAATGGGCCGCAAGTCTCGGCAGGTAGAAGAACAGCACCGTGAAATACGGCGGCTGCAATCCATCATCATAAAATCGGGGATGTCATGCGACAGAAAGAAATGAAGCGTTCTGGGGCTCGTGGTGGTCAGAAGCCACAGAAGCATGGGCCTGCGCGTGGCACCAAGATGACGTCCGATTACAGCGTATGGGCGCGGGCAGCAGACCATTACGAGCGTCTGTCTTCTCGGGCACGTTTCCCTGGTATTCGGGTGTGGGCAAAGCAGCGTGCTCAGGATTGTTCTGACCGGGCTTATGCTGCACGATAGGTCATTGTTGATTTGAATGAACGAAGCCCTCGGCTGGTGACACAGCACGAGGGCTTCTTATTATCCACCCCTGGAAACGGCAGGAATGAACAGGCGCAAAGATAGCAGAGACAAGATGAACCTGTACAGCAGATTTTTTGGGCAAGAATTGCGTTTGGACATAGAGTTTCAGAGATCAACTCTTCTGCGTCTAGCCGCATTTTTTGCAACCATCGCATTGTCTAGCGTACCGGTTCTATGGTGCCTCGGGCATTTTGGGGTAATTGGACATCATGGGCTTTGATATCAAGCTGGATACATCAGAAGCCCAGCGCGCATTATCTGACATGCAAAAGCAGATCCCATTCGCGCAGGCCTCTGCGTTGAATGATCTGGCGTTCCAGATCATGCGCGGTGAGAACGATGCCTTCAGCAAGATATTCGAGCATCCGCGTCCCTTTACGTTGCGCGCAACGCAGGTTGAGAAGAAGGCAACCAAGAGCGATCTGACAGCAGTTGTCTCACTGCGTCCCGCTCAGGAACGATACCTGCAGCCATATGAAACTGGCGGGGAGCATGCAACCAACGGCAACCAAGGCAACCTGCTTGTTCCGGTTGATATCAAGCGCGACCCATATGGCCAGATCCCCAGAGCAACACTCAAGCGTGTCATGGCGCTACTGAGTGCTCGCACTGATGTTTATATCGACAAGGCACGTGGCCTAGTCTGGCAGAGATTGCCCGAGCCGAAACGTAAACGTCAGGGCAAAGCCGGAACTGGGCAGGGTGCTGAAAAACATAGGCGGCGTCTGCTTCTGCGATTCGCTCCCAATAGGCCAGTCAATAAGCGCCTAGGCTTTGCGGAGAGGGGCATGGAGATTGTCGCTACCCGAGGGGGCAAGGCATTGGCAGACGCCATCCAGAAGGCAGTGAGGACGGCGCGGTGACGCGCGGGGCTGGTATGCGCGGGGAGGGTAGCCCTCCCCCTAGGGGTCTTGGGTCCTTCCTGGCCCCCTTGAAGCGCGGGGATTGCGCCAGCCCGTTTGTTCCCTAGATATGGCAATTTTTTTAGGTTGCAGTTGCAGGTGAGATAGTGACGACGATCAGCCAGAGCGAGGCGGCGCGCCGCGCTGGCATCAGCCGTCCCGCTATCAAAAAAAACATTGATGCCGGCAAGATTAAATCAGACGGCGGTCGCGTAATCCTTGCTTCTTTTGAGGAATGGATGACCACCCGTTCAGGGGTGCAACCAGACCCGCAACCGGATGCAACCAAGGTTGCAGAAGGGGAAGCCGCTGATCTGTTGGCAAAAGGGCTTATGCCCACGGCAACAGCGTTTCAGGTTGAGCAGAATTACAAGGCCCTCCAACGCAAGCTGGAATATGATCAGAAGTCCGGACGTGTTGTAGATGCTGACCTGATTGCCAAAGCCGTGGGTGCCAAGTTCGCCACAGTGAGAACAAAGCTTCTGGCCATCCCTGCAGAGCAGGCACCCACACTGGCACGGTGCAAAACGCCAAGGGAACTGCGGGACCGTCTGGAGAAATTGATCTTTCGTGCCCTAGAGGAACTGACGCTGGATGCAGATCCCACAGACGGATTATCCAGAGGGGTATAAGTTTTTCCTCAAGCTCCTAGACCGAGCACAGCTTGAGAACCTGAAACCCCCGCCACGGCTGACGTTAAGCCAGTGGTCAGCTGAATATGCAGTGCTTTCTCGGGAGACAAGCGCACAGACCGGACGGTTTGAGGCTTACGTCTACCAGATCGGAATCATGGATGCGATTACGGATGATACCGTAGAGAAAGTGTCTGTGATGAAGTCAGCGCGTGTTGGCTACACAAAGATTGTGGATAATGCTGTAGGGTATTTTCTGCAGCAGGATCCATGCCCCATTCTGGTTGTGCAGCCCCGCGAAACTGACGCCGAGGATTACAGTAAAACGGAAATAGCCCCCATGCTCAGGGATACCCCTGTGCTGGCTGCCATTGCTCCGGACACCAAGGCCAAAAGTGGCGAGAACACTCTGCTGTCCAAGACGATGCGGAATGGCTCATCTCTGAAGTTGGTAGGGGCCAACTCTCCGGGTGGTTTCCGCCGTATCACCGTGCGTATCGTTATTTTTGATGAGGTGGATGGTTATCCGGTAGGTGGTGCGGGATCTGAAGGTGATCAGATATCTCTTGGTTCCAAGCGTTCAGAGACATTCTGGAACCGCAAGATCATCGCAGGATCCACACCCACGGTTGCAGGCCTGAGCCGAATAGAAAAACTCTATGAGGAAGGAGACTGCCGCCAGTTTCATGTTCCATGCCCGCATTGCGGAGATATGCAGGTTCTGGAATGGGGTGAAAAGGAAACCCCATATGGCATAAAATGGGACTGTGACGAGAACGGAAAGCCGCTACCGGAAACGGCCTATTACGTGTGCAGGCATAACGGATGCATCATCACAGAGTCCGAAAAGGCCGATATGGTGACGAAAGGGAAGTGGATAGCTTCCAAGCCCTTCAAGGGGCATGCCTCTTTCCATATCTGGACAGGCTATTCCCTTTCTCCAAATGCCACATGGGCGAAGCTGGTGGAGGAATGGCTGGATGTTTATCGGGATCCAATCCGGCGCCAGACATTCATCAATACAACCCTTGGCCTTCCTTACGAGGATAAAGGGGACGGTGCTCTTAATGAGCTGTCACTGGCTGCACGCGTAGAGGTCTGGGAAGGCGAGGTGCCTTTCGGTGTCGTGGTGCTGACAGCCGGGGCAGATACGCAGGATGACCGTATTGAAATAGAGGTTGTTGGCTGGGGCCGTAATGAGGAACGCTGGTCCATCACTGTTATTGTGGTGGATGGTGATCCTGAAATGCCCGAAACATGGGCACGCGTGGACGATGTGCTGAAGCGCACATGGTACCGTGCAGATGGCAGACCATTCACCATTATGGCGGCGTGTATCGATTCAGGCGGCCATCACACCCAGAGGGTGTATGAATTCTGCCGCGCTCGGCTTGGCCGTCGTATTTGGGCGATCAAGGGTGAGTCTGCGCGTGGGGGTGCCCGATCTCCAGTGTGGCCAACCAAACGGCCCAGCGCACGTAACAAGGCAAGCTTTCGTCCCGTCATCATTGGGGTGAACGCCGCCAAGGACGTCATCAGGGCGCGTCTGCATCTGCCGCAACCAGAGCCCGGTCAACCAGCCCCAGGGTATATGCACTTTCCGGCAGACCGGGATGTAAACTATTTCGCGCAGATGGTGTCCGAGAGGTCTGTGCGTAAAAGCATCAACGGCACAATCGTGCGTGTTTGGGAGCTTTTGCCTGGGCGACGGAATGAAGCGCTGGATATCGCTGTCTACAGCTACGCAGCCCTCTGCGGTCTGATTTACATGGGCCTGAAGCTGAACAAACGGGCCGATGCCTTGGAAGCCGAAACAACAGAACATCCACCCGCACCAGAGCCAGTGCAGGAAGAGGTGGATCCTTTCGCGGAAGAACCTGTGAAAATGGCAATCACTGATACGCCAGCACAGGGAAAAACCGCAGAACCGACGAAGAAAATGACCCGCATGGAACGGCTTGCTGCCAAACTTGCAGGGTAGGGGATAACAGAATGTGTGGTTATGGCCCGTTTGGGTATCGTTTACCGCAGGCTCATTTTGAGCCAGCCAGCAGCCTCTTGGCAGGCCTGAGCAAGGCGCAGCTGCAACAGGCGCTAACCAACTGCCAGATGGCTCTGATTGCCCTGCAGGGTGGTCAGCGTGTGGCTTCTGTCAGCTACTCTCAGGGCGATGGCAGCCGTGCTGTCACTTACAGTCAGGCAAATGTTGGAGATCTGTCCGCAATGATCAAAACATTGCAACGGCAGCTTGGAATGCCGGGCACACGTAGGCGTGCGCTTAGGCCGGTGTTCTAATGGGGCTGCGCGATACATTCGCGCGCTTGTTCAGTAACGGTTTAGGAAAAAAGAGCCCACCCTCTCGCCGGGGGTTCAGTGCTCTTACAGGTTGGCCAGGTCTGCCGTATGACGCGGCAGACATTTATGGGCAACGTATGCAGGGGTGGAATCCTCCCCTGTTTTCTGCCGATACTGAGCGTAGCCCGTGGCGTAACCGGATTGTCAGCCGTGTGCGCGATCTGGTGCGCAATGATGGCTGGGCTTCCGGGGCGGTCACGCGTGTTCTGGATAATGCTGTGGGCGTCACGTTACGTCCGATCAGCAAACCAGATTATCGCTTTCTTGCGCATATCACCGGCAACCCGGCGTTTGATGCTACATGGGCGCATGAGTTTGCGCGTGCTGTAGATAGCAACTGGCGTTCGTGGGCCAATGACCCATTGCGGTTCAATGATGCTGAACGGATGCTGACGTTCTCCCAGCAAATGCATCTGGCATTCCGCCATCTCATCGTGGATGGGGATGCGTTGGCTCATATTCCGTGGCTGGAGGAGAATATCGGTCTGGGGCGCGGCAGATATGGCACAGCAGTGCAGATCATTGATCCAGACAGGCTCAGCAACCCGCAGAACCAGTTTGATCTCAAAAACATGCGCAATGGGGTTGAGATCAACGATGCAGGTGTTCCTATCGCCTATCACATCCGGAACGCCCATGAGTGTGACTGGTATAGCGCATCAGAAGCGGTAACCTGGTCTCGTATCCCGCGGGAAACATCGTGGGGACGCCCGCAGGTTGTGCATTTCTTTGAACATCATCGTGGTGGCCAGCATACGGGCGGAACCGGCATGCTTACGCCTGTCCTGCAACGCCTGAAAATGCTGATCAAATATGATGGCGCTGAAATGGACTCTGCCATCCTGAATGCCATTTTCGCGGCGTATATTGAAAGCCCATATGATGAAGGGATGACTGCCGAAGCATTGGAAGGCGGGGATGAAACACTAGGTGCATATCAGGAAATGCGTGGGGTGTTTCATAAGCAGCATAATATTTCCATGCAGGGATCACGTTTGCCAATCCTGTTCCCTGGCGAAAAGATCAACACAGTCACCGCGGCCCGTCCCGCCAGCAACTTCAGGGAGTTTGAAAGAGCAACCCTGAACAACATTGCCAGTGGTGCTGGCCTTGCACCCATGCAGCTCAGTAACGACTGGTCCGATGTCAATTATTCATCGGCTCGTGGTGCGCTGCTGGAGGCATGGAAAACCATGAAGCGGCGGCGCGAAGAATTCTCCATAGGGTTTGCTTCTCCCGTGCGTCTGGCATGGCTGGAAGAGTCCATGGAGGCCGATAACCTGCCGTTGCCTGCAGGCGCTCCCAGCTTCCTAGAGGCGCGGCATGCTTATGCACGGTGCCGATGGCTTGGTCCTGGTCGCGGCTGGATTGATCCAGTTGCCGAACGCCAAGGGGCCATTCTTGGCATGGATGGTGCGCTGTCCACTCTGGAAGATGAATGCGCTGAAAATGAAGGGCGCGATTGGGAAGAGAACGTTGCCCAGCGTGCAATCGAAATGCAGGCCTTCAAAGACCGTGGCTTGCCATTGCCTGAATGGAGCGGCGGAGATCCAGCAGACAAAGCAGATAAGAAACCGGACGCAGAATGAAACAATACGCGCATACACAGGCGCTGATCGGGGCACCGCTGGCGCTTTCCAGCCGCAAGCTGGATATTGTCCGGGGGCTCTTGGCCAGCGGTGCCGATGATAAAGCACTGTTCGGTCCTGTTGATGATGAAGCTCGCTATGCAGCCCAAAGCATCACAGAGAATATTTCGGGCATTGCTGTGATATCCATCAAGGGCATTTTGCTCCCAGGCAGCTGCAATGGCTGGTGGTGGGGTGGTGCAACTTTCTACGATGACATCAGCAACGCCATCAATTTGGCTGCACAGGATGAAACTGTTCGCGGCATTATCCTCCATGTGAACAGCCCAGGCGGTGCTGTTGCCGGCTGCTTTGATACGGGAGACCGCATTTACGCAGCGCGGGAAAGCAAACCCGTAATTGCAATTGTGGATGAGCAGGCCTGTTCTGCCGCATATGCTCTGACCTGTTCTGCAGAAACAATTGTCCTGCCACGCACGGGTGAGGTGGGATCAATCGGTGTGGTTTATCTCCATGCCGATATCACGAAATTTCTGGATGAAACGGGCATCAAGGTCACGACATTTCAGACCGGGGCGCGCAAAACGGATACATATCCAACCACGCCCATGTCCGAAGATGCCCAGAAAATCATCCAGAGCGACATTGAGAGCATGGGCAAGCTGTTTTTTGAAACAGTGGCACGAAACCGTGGGTTGTCTGCACAAGATGTGCAGGACATGGAAGCCGGCCTTTTTTATGGGCAGAATGCCGTATCTGCAGGTTTAGCGGATGCTGTCATGTCACGCGATAGCGCCTTTTTGGATTTTATGGCGCATCTAAAGTAAATTTTCCATATCGGAGAAAATAGAGAATGGCAAAACCAGCGCTGATGAGCAGCTCTGCTATCAGTCCATTTGCGCATCTTGCTTCCCCTGGAGCAGGTGCAAATGCTGCCGGCGGCAGCGCAACCCCTGCAGCTGATGCCGATCCAGAAAACAAGGATCCTGATAGCGAAGGCGATCAGGAAGATACGGGCAGCAAAAAGGGCAAAAAATCCAAGCGTGCCGAAGATACGGACAATGAAGATCCGGACGGCACGGATGATGATGATGAGGATGACGAAAAGGACCCGAAGGCCCGCGCCATTCGCATGCGCGAACGTGGTCGGTGCGCTGCCATTTTCCGTTCTGCCGCTGCCGGCCGCAATCCTGCTGCCGCTGCTGAAATTGCATTTGGCACCAGCATGACGCGTACGGCGGCAGTCAACCTGTTGCGCACAGTTGTCCCGGCAGCATCTGCACAGCAGGAACCTGCACCCGCCGCAGATCAGGCAGGCTACGCTGCACTGCGCACGCGCATGCAGAACGAAGGACATGCCCCCGTAGCCCCGCAGGGTAGCAGCCAGCAAGATGAACGCCCTGGAGCCCGCATGGTCCGCTTGAGCCATGCCCGTATGGGAGGTAGCCGATGAGCTATGGTTTTTACCCCAGCGCACAGCAGGTTGTGTTTGTTCCGGATCAGCTCATTGCCGGCAACCTCAAGCTGGTCACGGAGACAGTCACTTTTGCCGAAGGCAACACGCTCCAACGTGGGCAGGTTGTCGGGCAGGTAACTGCTACCGGGAAATATATCCCGTGCGTCAAAACGGCTACAGACGGATCCCAGACCCCATGCGGTATTGTGGTTGATGCCGTAGATGCCTCTGCGGCTGATGCCACGGGTGCCATCTATGAGATGGGCGAGTTCAACTCGAATTACATGATCTTTGATGCAAGCTGGACGGTGGATACCCTGAAACCGGCTCTGCGTCAGTTCTCCATCTTTGTGAAGACCGGAGAGTCCAACGCTATCGTGTGATAGCGTTTTTCCAATAGTTTCAGGAAAATACTGAATGTCCGGAACAACCGGCGCAGCAGGGGTGCAGCAGGCGCTTCTGCCGCTTCTCAGTGCATATAGCGTAGCTGAGCTCGTTTATTTTGTCCAAAATGCCAAAACGGCACAGACCTTCCTGCTGGACAATTTCTTTCCCAATATCGTGGAATCTGATGCGCCAGAAGTGGCGATTGATGTCGATGTTGGTAAGCGGCGTATGTCGCCTTTCTGCTCCCCCTTGGTCGAGGGGAAAATGGTGGAAAGTCGCCGGTGGCAGACCAACCTGTTCAAGCCTGCTTACGTTAAAGACTGGCGTAATCCAGATCTGTTGAAACCCGTGCGCCGGAACATTGGCGAACGGTTGATGGGTGGAATGACCCCGGCACAACGTCTGGAAGCCAATCTCGCGTATGAGATGACAGACCAGATTGATATGATCAATCGTCGCCTGGAATGGATGGCAGCGTCTGCTCTGGTGTACGGGACAGTCACCGTTAAAGGCGAAGGTTACCCGGCAACAGTCGTTGATTTCCAACGTGATCCAGCCCTTACCATTGCGCTTACAGGTGCTGCCCAGTGGGGACAGAGTGGTGTTTATCCTTCGGACTACATCACAGTCTGGGCAGCCTTGGTCTTACAGAAATCTGGTATTGCACCGCGAGACATCGTGTTTACAAATTCCACATGGAATGCGTTCAAAAGCGATATCAAGGTTCTGAATGCCATTATCTGGCCTGGTAAGGTGGGTGGCTCCGATGTTGATCTTGGTGGCCGCGTTGATAAGGGCGCCATCTTTATGGGGAAATGGGGCCAGTTTAATCTTTGGCTGTATAACGACTGGTATGTTGATCCAGATACAGATGAAGAAGAACCCATGATCCCGGATGGGACGGTTATTCTGACAGGCCCTGGTCTGGAAGGTACCCGTGGTTTCGGTCTTATTCTCGACCCTGCTTTTGCCTATGGTGCGCTCGCTTACGCACCAAAGATTTGGTACACAGAAAACCCTGCAACCATCAATCTGATGATGCAGTCTGCTCCAATCGTCATTCCTTCTCGTGTGAACTGCTCCTTGTCGGCAACCGTCATGGAAGCGGGTGCTGCAGTGTCTGGACCGACAGGAACCTGATAAATGACAGAACAAAACACAACGCCTGATGCACCCAAGAAGAGTGTGCAGAAGGGCGACACAGTTGATGTCGTCACGCTTATCCCTGTTTATCCGCAGGTTGGGCGCCGTCCGTGGCCTGTAGGCACCAAGATGCCTGTTCCCAAATATCGTGCAGATCTGTGGGTAGCGCGCAAGATTGCCCGTGTGGCCCGTGATGGTGAGCAGCCTGCTCCCAATACATTGCAGGCTGCATCCATGCCGCCTGCGCCGGACATGAAAGCACCACCGGCTACACAGGGCTGATATGGTCGGACCAGTAGATTGGGATCAACTGGTTCTGGCCCCATGCCAGAATGTGTTCGGAGAGGAAGTCCAATGGATTTCCTCTCTTAATCCAGATCCTGTTCTCGTCACCGGCATTTTCGATAATGGCTACAAAGCCATGCCACTCGAAATTGTGGACGGTCTTTCGCCCACGCACGTAACTACGGCAGATGCGCGGCTAGGTGTTCAACTCTCGCAGTTTGCTTCAGCACCACAGCAGGGTGATCTTTTTCTCATACGTGGGAAGCAATACCGTGTGCGTGAAGTGCAGCCTGATAGTCATGGTGCTGCTGACATTCTGCTGAATAAGGCGGACGGTGAAAATGCTGTATCGGGTCATGTTCCGCGACAAAATCGCGGAATTGCTCCGGAAGACTACTGACGCCGGCCAAAGTGTTTTTACGCATCGCACGGCGCCTGTAAAACCAGAAATGCTTCCGGTTATCTTTGTTGCCATACCTTCCGAAACGGGCACGTCATTTGGGCGTGCTCAACCGGGCTTCAATAAGATTGTAAAAGTTGAGGTTGTGGCAAAAGTTGCTGGCGGAACTCCCGAACAGGTTCGGGAGAATATGGACCAGATTGCCGAGCAGATCGAAATGGCCGTAATGTGCGATCAGGATCTGCAAAGATTTATATCGCAGGTAACAGATTTCAATCTGGAACAAGGTTTGCTGGATGATGCGGAAGATCATCTGGGTGCCGTAAAAATCACATTCGGTCTGGAATACCAACAGGATTACCCTGTTAACGGTGTAGATCTTCAAGAAATTACTGGCCGTGTAGTTACTGCGGATGAAGGCGTGACCGCGCCCGGCCTAAGAGTTGATTTTCCTCAATAGGAATTCTCCATGTTTGTAAAACCGGCAAAGGACCGATCGGTCCGGTGGCCTGGCACAATGCGCCTGCTGAATGCGGCAGGTGAAAATGTGCCCGACACAAGCTTCTGGCTGCGTGCGCTGGCGCGTGGCGATGTGCAGAAAGCAACCCCAACAACCAGCCAGAGCGTGCCGGCTGCAGCCCCTGCTCAGGCGCAAACAGACAAGGGGGCGTAATTGACTGTTACAATCCCCGGTTATTCAGACAATAACCGTGTTCCGGGCTTCTATTTTGCCTTGGATAATTCTGCAGCCAATACTGCCAGCGCTGCACGGCGCGTCATTATTGTTGCCCAGATGCTTAGCACAGGCAGTGCCACTGCTAACGTTGCCGAGATCTCCGGAGGCTATTCAGACGCTGTAGCCAAATATGGACTTGGCTCCCAGTGCGCATTGATGGTCAAAGCCTACCGTGATCTGGATAGCTCTGGTGAACTGTGGGTGCTGCCCCTGGCTGATGATATCGCCTCAAAAGCGGCCAGTGGCACATGGGCCATTACTGGCACGGCAACAGCTGACGGTACACTGCCTCTGTATGTTGGGGATGTTCTGATCCCGGTAGGCGTTTCCTCTGGGGATACAGCCGCAACAGTTGCCGCCAATGTGATCACTGCAGCCAAGTCTGTTACCACGCTGCCAGTTTCCCTTACTGCATCTAATGGAACAATCACGGCAACGGCCTTGAACAAAGGCTTGGCCGGGAATGATATCCTGTTGGGTTCCTGCCTGTTGGGCACCGCTGGGGGGCAGTCTGTTCCTGCAGGCTTGTCTGTTGCCATCACCCAGATGTCTGGTGGCACACAAAACCCCACCACGCTGGCTACAGCACTGGCTAATCTGGGGGAGCGTGTCTATGACCTCTATGCCCATCCGTATGTCGATACAGCGAGCCTGAACGCGTTCAAGCAGCTGTTTGACAATACAAGCGGTAACTGGTCTCCCATGAGGCAGCTTTATGGTCACCATATCGCAGCGTATCGTGGCACATATGGGCAGGCAACAGCGTTCGGCATTACGCAGAATGATCCGCACGGCACCATCATGCCTATTTCGGATAGCCCATCTTCTCCCATGATCTGGGCTGCCCAGCTGATGGCTGTTACGGCAGTGTCCATGCGGGAAAATCCTGCCCTTCCTGTTCGCGGCCTATCCCTTTCCGTTTTGCCACCAACGGATGCAGGGCGCTTCACATTCGATGAGCGTGCCAGCCTGCTGTATGATGGCCTGTCCACCTTCACCGTGGCCGATGATAATACGGTACTGACGGAACGTCTGATCACAACCTATCAGACCAACAGTGCGGGTGTGTCCGACAATAGCTATCTGGATATTGAACGCCTGCTGACGGCAGAAGTCTGTCTGCAGGATATGCGTTCGTATCTGGCATCCACGTTTAATCGGTTCATTCTGGTTGTTGATGGCAGCAAAATTCCTGCTGGCGCGAAGGCAACTACGGCACAGTTGGTCGGAAAAGCCGCAGCAGCCCGCTACAACTGGCAATGCCAGCAGCTCTGGGCGCAAGACCCCAGCACGTTCTCTGCCAATCTGGTCTCTGAAAATGCCGGGAATGGTGTGGTGAAAATGCTGCTGCCATTCAAATTTGCTGATCAGCTATGGGTTATCGCAGGCGATGCCCAGTTTGTGACATCCTGAACGGGGAAAATATGTCGGGTTCTCTTTATCGCGGCCCCCTAGCGGGTGTCGCATCCCTTACAATCAATGGTGTGCCGTTTAACGTAGTGGGGGAACTGCAATGGCAGCCCTCAGGAAACCAGAATGAAACCCTCAAAGGTCAGACAACCGTTGAGGGTTTTTCGTCCATGCCCAACCAGGGGTTCATTCAGGCAACCTTGCGTGACCGCCGGGATATGAAGATTTCTGACTTGCAGGGCGGCAGTGGTTTCGATGTTGTGGCAACCTTGGCAAACGGCAAGATCATTACGTGCGTCAATGGCTGGCAGGTTGAAGTTATCAACGTCAACACTCAGGAAGGCACGTTTGAATTCCGGGTGGAAAGCGACACTGTAACCGAGGATACTGTATCGTGACCATGTTGAGCGATGAAGATGTTCTGCCTGCCATGAGTGATCCTCAGGAGGAAGCTGTCGAGAAACGCCCTGGTGTTTTTCATCTGGAAAAGCCGATTACAATCAAGGGTGGAGAAACATTCGAAACCCTGAAATTGCATGAGCCTGCTGTGTTTCATGCGCTACAGGCCACCAAGGTTATTGGTCGCAAACCTACTCTGGAAAGCATTTATGATTCCCAGATCAGTATGGTTTGCCAGATCAGTAAATGGCCTCGGCTAGCCGTAGATCAGTTGCCCTCTCATATTCTGGATGCGGCAACTGACTTCCTTGGTCATTTTGAGGAAGATGCACGGCGGAACCCTGACAAGGAACCGGATCTCACACCAGAACTGACGATCACGTTTAAGCCTGGCATTGAGGCTGTGAACAAAACCTTCAACGTCATGGATTTGCGTGAGCCGGTAGTGTCAGAACGCCGTGCATTCAAATCGTTTGAATCACGCCAGACGTTTGAAGGACTTATGTCTGGCGAGATCGATCTCGTAGAACGGATCAGCGGCTGGCCAAAGGCAGCAGTCCTCAAGATGCCGATCAGTAAGTTTGCTCGTGCAGCGGATTATCTGACCGGTTTTTTTATGCATGGCCGGACAACTGGGAACAACTGACCGCAGATCTCTGCACTGTGTTCTCGGGCTGGTCTCTATCTGATGTTGAAGGGCTGAGCGGTAGCCAGATGATGTTCTGGGTAAAGCAGGCCAACCGTATAGCGGAAAAACAGCGCAAGGAGAGCATGGCCCGTGGGCGCAGCCGCTAAAATTACGATTACGGCAGAAGATCGTGTCAGTAGAGCTCTAACATATATAGAGAAAAGAATCATTTCTCTTCAGATGCCGTTACGTAATGCCCGGCGTAATCTGAAGAGATTTTCTGATATCACAGGCATGACCCGCATGCGTAAGAGCATGGCGGATCTATCGCGTTCTACACTGAACGCGTTTAGGTCTGTTGGGCGTCTGGTGCCTGAAATGGGTATCCTTACCAGCGCATCCTCTATTGCTGGCGTGTACAAGCTGTCTTCTGCCTGGGCTACTTTCGGCACTAATCTGCGCACAACTGCGCGTAGTATCGGCATGAACCCGGGCCGGCTTATGGCGCTGCGCAACGCAGCTCGGCTTTCGGGTGGATCTGCCGATGCCATGGGGGGTGCTTTAGGGCAGTTGGCAAACCTCAAGTGGGAGGTGCCAAATGGGTTTGCACCACAGGCGGCGGCGCAGCTTCAGGCATTTGGCATTCGGGTGGAGGAACTGAAAAAACTTTCCCCCGACCAGATGTTCGACCGGATAGCCAAGAAAATTCGTGGCATTAAGAACCCAACGGCGCAAGCCATAGCGGTTACCAGTTTGTTCGGTGAGCAAGCAGCAGGTCTTCTTCCAATTTTTCAACAGTCTGAACGTGAATTCCAGAATAATATCCGTCTGGCCAAGCGTTACGGAGTGGTGAACAAGGCAGGGGCAGATGCCGCGGCTAGAATGCAGAAATCTCAGCAAGAACTTTCTTTGGCTGTGGAGGGGTTTGGTTATTCTATCGCTGAGGCAGTAGAGCCTAGTATTACAGGGCTTGTGCGTTGGATGGCTGAGTTGATTGCCGCCAACAGAAAGTGGATCGCACAGGACCTGGCCGGTTATGTCAAACGCATTGTAACGTGGCTGCAAACTGGTGGCTGGAATGAAATAGAAACCCGTATTTCCGGGGTTCTGCAACGTATCAAAAGTGTTGTTGATTACCTTGGAGGCTGGAAAGCTGCGGCAGTAGCTGCTGTTGCTGGCATGGGTGCTTTATGGGGTGCTCCTGTTTTGGGTGGTCTGGCATCCATAGTCGCTGCTGTCGGTGGAATTTCAGCTGGTTTCCTAGCGGCAACAGCGGCTGCAGGTGGTTTGTTGGCTGCTATTGGCAAGCTTTCGCAGACTGATAGTGGCAGAAACTTCCTTGATGGAATGCCTGGATTTTCATGGCTAGACGATTTCCTCTCTCGCTACACGCCTTTTGGTCGCTCCTATGATGACCAAAGAAAATCCATGTCTGCCCAAAACCTTGGCGGGTCTTCCTCAATCGCCGCGGGCCGTAGCATCCAGTCTTTCTTTATGAGGAATGGATACACCTCAGAACAAGCCGCGGGATTGGTGGCAAACCTGTCTCAGGAAAGTGGATTTAATCCTGATAAGCCGGGAGACAACGGCACGGCCTATGGCATGGGCCAGTGGCATTCAGATCGGCAAGCTGACTATTTACGGTTGTATCACCATCGCATGCAGGATGTACATGGGGATCAGGCACGTGATGAGCAGCTTAACTTCATGATGTGGGAGCTCAAAAACCGCAGCTATCTGGGTGATAGTCAGCTACGGCGTGCGGGCACTGCATCCCAAGCTGCGGCAATTGCCTCTGTTGATTATTTCAGGCCAGGGAAAACACAGGCAGATCAGCTTGCGGAAATGCAGAGAAGGGCTGGTCTGGGAAGAGACTGGAGTTCTGCATTAACGCCTACTGCTTCTCTACCTTCTGCATCTTCTCAGGGGCAATCGTCCTATGACAAAATGCTTCTGGACTTGCATATTTCTGCCAAAACACCGGCAGGCACCACGGTAAAAGCAACCAGTCGCAGCGGTAATCTGCATGTTGCCAGCGTTAAGCAGCAACGTGCGATGGATCCTGAAAACAGTTCCATAGGGAATTAACGCCATGTCCGGCACACTTACCACTCTGGCAGAAGAGTATTTGCAATGCTCCTTCCGGGGCGTTCCGTTTGTTGTGCTGGGCAGCGGCGGGCAGGCAGGCCGCAAGCAGGCTGTGCATGATTATCCATACCGTGATGGTGTATGGACAGAAGATCTGGGGCGCCGTGCCCGGATGTATCATGTGCGCGGGTTTGTGTGCGGGCCTGAATATATGGCGCAGAGAGATCTGCTGATTAACGCAGCAGAAGCGGCAGATGCTGGTTTGCTTGTTCATCCAACTCTTGGGATTTTGCGTGTTACATTAAGCAATTTCTCATGGATGGAACCAGACGGCATTATGGGCCGTATTGATGTTGATTTCGATTTTCTGGAACAGAAAAACTATCTCGGCACAATCATTCAAACATCTCTGGATGCAGCCATTGGTGCGGCAGCTTTGGCTGCACAGCTTGTTGGTAGCACCACATATTCAGGTGCAGTTACATCATCCCTGTCTGTTGGCAGCCCGGTTATTTCCGCAGCCCAAAGCGTTGTTGGTGGCTGGGGAAGCTTGGCCAGTTCTGCCATACGTTCACCACGTGTAAACAGTGCGGCCATTGCTACGCTACCAGGCAATAATGGGCGTTATTCTGCGGGGAATGCCGGGACAATAGATAGCACGGCAACCGTTGATTCCGTTCTGCAGAAACTAACAGCTTCCCGAACGAAAATTGATAGCCTGATTGCAAATGCCCAGGAGCAAACTACAGCAGCTTCCCTAGCTGATGCTGTGCTGGATGTTACGGAGCAACTGCGTCAAGCCATCAATGATCCGGGCACGCAGATTAGCGTATTACTGCCAATGGCTACGTATAAGATTGATGTTACGCCATCATCAGCACCTATTGGCTCTGCCATTGCCACGGCATCTACATCTACCGCGCAGATCTGCTGCTGGATGGCCTTTACGTCTATCGCGCTGGCATGTGCCACTTGGCAGCCAACCTCAGCTGAGGAGGCAGAAAACTTGCGGTTGCGTGTGGCTACTTTACTGGATGATGCCGCTACAGAAGCCGCAGATGCAGGGCTTGATGATATATGGCGGGCGCTGCGCTCACTTCGTGTTCAGGTCACCACAGATATGTCACAGCGTGCAAGCCAACTGCCAGACCAGATTACCGTTACGCGCAATGCGCCGGTTCCAGCTCTGGTTCTGGGGCAGCAGCTATATGCAGATGCCAGTAGGGCACCAGATCTGATCAGGCGGGCAGATCCCATACATCCTGCATTTATGCCCACGCAGTTTGAGGCTTTGTCTTCCTGATGTCTGTGCTTTCAACAGTATCTGAATTTGTTGGCTATGATCAGAAACCGTCCAATGCGGTTTCAATCACAGTCAATGGGAACCAAATTTCGGGTTGGGGTAGAGTTTCCATTCGTATGGGGGTGGATATCATGCCTTGGACAGCCATGCTGGAAACAACTCTGTATCAGCCAGATATAGGAGCCAGCGTGGATATCCCTGCCGGAGCGGCGTGTGTCCTGTCTATTGGCGAAGATAAGGTGCTTACCGGATACGTGCAGAGCGTATCAGAAGAGCTTACGCCGCAGGAGCACGTATATCGTGTGGTCATTGCTTCCAGATCGGTGGATCTGGTGGAATGCTCGGCTGAGTTTTCCACATACCAGATGAATAACACAACGGCCTTGGGCATTGCCCAGCAGGTTTGTCAGCCATTTGGCATCAGTGTTTCAGCGGTAGGTGGGGCGGGCGATATCCAGATACAGCAGTTTTCCGTTATTCTGACGGAAACCGCCTACGAGGTTATTGAACGCGTATGCCGTTTGGCAGGCTGTATTTTCTATGACCAGCCAGATGGTTCCATTGTGCTCAGCCCTGTTGGAACAACGGTTGCCAGTGGAGGGGTGCAGCAGGGTGTTAATATGGAACGTCTGGTTTCTCTTTCGTCATTGGAAGGCCGGTTTTCCAGTGTGCAGGCCATTATTCAAAACATGGCCCTTTTATTCACGCCTCCTGCTGATGGGGACAAACATGCCCAGCAAATGCAGGCGCAAACAGCACCAGTTAATGCCAGTGCATCAGATCCGGGTGTCCCACGCCGAAGGCCACTCCTTATCCCGGTGGAGTTGGCTGATGATAATTGCAGCGTTGCGCGTAAACGCGTGCAGTGGGAAGTGGCACGGCGCTATGGGCGTTCTCAGGTGATTGAGACAACTGTTAGCAGCTGGCGGGATGGATCAGGCGCTTTATGGATGCCCAATACGATTATCCCTCTTACGCGCGCGTCCAGCAGCCGGAATGATCTGCTGTTGGGCGAATTGGAACTGGTGCAGGGAGAAGACGGCACGCACGCCAATATGGTGTTGATGCCATCCAGCGCATTTGTTCCAGAACCCTTGGTGCTTCCTGCTGAACAGAATGAAGGCACAGCAGCGGTGAGCAGGGACTGATGGCATCTCCTTTACAGCGTCTTGGGCGCCGGGTGATGATGGCCTTGGGTCTGGCACGCCAGACATCGGATACAGATGAAAGCAAATCCACACCTACCATGCAGCTGGCATTGGCTGCTGGTGAAATGCGCTCTGACGTCCCCCTCATGCAGCAATATGGTTTTCGCAGCAGACCAACATCTGGTTGTGATGCCGCTGTTCTGTTTCAGGGGGGAGATAGAACACGGGGCGTTGTGATTGCCACAGGTGATCAACGACATCCGCCGCCAGGTCTACAATCGGGAGAGGTCTGCATTTTCAGCCCTACAATGGGGAGTTCCATTGTTATGAAGGCAGATGGCAGTATTTCCATTGATGCTGGCCAGAAAAAAATCAATGTAGCCTGCGGTGGTATGGATGTTTCTGGAGACATAACCTGTACGGGAACAATCACCGGACAGAAAGATGTTGTGGCTGGCAGCATCAGCCTAACAGACCACACGCATCCAGTTACGGCTGCACCGGGTGAAACAGGCGCGCCAGAGGGATAATATGGACATTGCAATCCGCTGGATACCAAACGAATGCCGTGGTGACTTTGTTATTGAGGGCGGAGATATTGCGCTTGATAGCCCGTTAAAATCTGCGGTTATGGTCAGTCTGTTTACTGATCGCGTGGCACCGGAAACAGTTACGGCAGATGCAGCCGCGGTTGGTATTCGTGGTGCTCCAGATGCTGCTGGTTCCAATAAGGAAGATCGGCGAGGCTGGTGGGCAGATGCATATGCAGAAATGCCTATTGGATCTCGCCTATGGCAAATGGCGCGGACCATTAAGGCTGGGCAAACTGCTGCGCTGCGTGAGGTTGAGGCTATATGTTACGAGGCCCTCGAATGGCTGGTAACAGACGGTGTGGCGCAATCGATTAACGTAACGGCAGAATGGGCCAGTGGATCCTCATCGGCACTTCTATTCACAGTGAAAATTACGGAACCCGGTAAAACAGCCACGCAGGAATTCCTGTTCTCGTGGGCATGGGAAGGGATGAGCTAGCAGATGCCATATGCACGGCCTACGCTGACGCAGCTGCGCCAGCAGGCATTACAGGATGTTCTGGACGGCGGAATCAGCAATGTTTCCGCCGTTTTGCGTTTTTCTGTCATCACTGTCATTACCTACGCCTTAGCTGGGCTGGCGTGGCTGCATTATGGATACCTGGACTGGATAGCCAAGCAGGCCGTGCCATGGACGGCTACAGACGAGTATCTGGCCGCATGGGGGGCATTGAAGGGGATTTACCTGAAGGATGCCACAGCGGCTTCTGGTAGCGTTACATTCACTGTCACTGGTAACAACATTATTCCGGCCGGAACCACAATCATTCTAGGCGGGGCGCTTTCAGCCATAACGACCGCAGATTCAGTTACGGCAAATGGTCAAACAGTTGCCCAGGCTGAGTGCTCCAGCACTGGCGCTGCCGGTAACATTGCAGCCGGATCTCTGGCTACGTTGTCCAGCCCAGTTGAAGGTGTGCAGACGACTGGATCCGTTAGCACTGCCTTTACTGGTGGGGCAGATATTGAAACGCAGGATGAGTTCCGTTTCCGCGTTCTGGATGCCTATCAGAACCCCGGTGGATACGGCACGGCAGCAGATTACAAGGAGTGGGCCGAAGCAGCGGCGGGCGTAACCCGTGCATGGGTTGTGCCTAACGGCTTTGGATCTGGCTCTGTAGTCATCTACGTTATGATGGATGATGCAAATGCTGCAGAGGGTGGCTTCCCACAGGGAACAGATGGCGCGTCCAGCAATGATACGCGCTATACAACTGCTACAGGTGACCAGCTCACGGTAGCAAACGCTGTATGGGAAAAAGAGCCGGCAACACCGCTAGTGGTTGTGTGTGCACCAATTGCCCAGGCGACAGACTTTGTGATCTCAGATCTTGGGTCTAAGAATACTGAAGCCAATCAGGCCCTCATCAAAGCCGCTTTGCAGGATATGTTTCTGCGTTTGAGTGGCCCAGGTGTGACCATTCATGAAAATGCATGGCAAGAAGCCGTCGCGGCCATAGGGCTGACGTCTTACGATATCACCAGTCCATCAGGCCCTATTGTTCCTGAAACAGCAGGGGCTATGCCTGTTCTTGGAACACTGACAACGGAAAGCTGATATATGGCTGCTCCTATCTTCTCTGTTGAGAATTTCCGTAGCGCCATTTTATCTCTCCTGCCGCGTGGGCCAATCTGGTCTCGTTCCGTTGATGGCGTTTTATACAAACTAGCAGGCATCTGGGCTCAGACTTTCCAACGCAATGGAGAGAGATCTTCCAACCTGCTGACTGATGCATTTCCAGCCACCACAGATGAACTTCTTCCAGAGTGGCAGAAAACGCTGGGGCTTCCCGATGTAGTGCAAACCACAACACCTACGCTTGCACAGGCGCAAGGGCAGGTCGTGGCGCGGTTATGCAGTGATCAAAGTATCAGCATACCTGCATTGGAAGATCTGGCGAAAACACTTGGGTATAGTGCAACAGTTACGCCGTGCAGCGCATCTTATTTTGGCATGACATTTGGCTCTCCCTTTGGTGGGGAGGAGTGGAATTTTGTCTATGTCATCACTGTAGATTCACCCAGCACGGATGATCACACGGTGTTCGAATATGAAATGCGGCGCGCATCCCAAGCAGGAACAACCATATATTTTGAATATACAGGTTAAACGATGGATCTTTTAATCGCTCCTGGCACAGTTGATGCCAGCAAAGCTGATACTGCCCCAGAAACAGGAACACCTGGTTGGGCAACGGATGGAGATCCGGTTAAGCAAATTGCACGCACGGTTTTTCCTGCATATGCGTACAATGCCCTGTTGGCAGAAATATATAACGTTATTGTCGGAGCAAAATTAACTCCAGACAGAACGGATAATACGCAGCTGTTCAAGGCTATCAGTCAGATAGCTACAGGCTCTGAGAGTGCATACTTCCTCAAAAGCGGCGACACGGCTGCCTGGGTAACCTCCAACGGTTGGATGGTGGCAGGGAACTCCCGTGTTATGTCGGGTGGCTCTGGAGCAGATGGGGCTATTCAGACTGGGGATTATGTATGGTCTGATGGAATAACGGCTTACGGCTATGGCAAGATGGCGGTTTCGCTATCTGTGACAGACGTAAACGGCAAAGGCAGTGATTACAGATCAGGCGGACTTCTGCAGTTTACTGCATATGACGGCACGCAAACGAACTTCTATTTTCGTGGCGATGGTTACATCTATGATCCGAGTGGAAATAAGTTTCTAAAGGCAGCTGATGTCTTACCTTATTTCTCCGCGGCTTCTGGTTCAGGAAATACGTCACTTACAAATATTCAAGGCTGCAACTGGGATTCTGCTGCCAATAATTCATATGTGCAGGTTACAGGCGGTAAAGTTTCGCTGGCTGTACCAACGCTTGCATATTTGTCCAAATCTTTAACTGATTATGCACAGCCAAAAGGCAACTATCAGCCAGCAGGTGATTACCAACCATCTGGTAATTACATTATAGGCCTCAGCGGCGGTAAACTTTTGCAGGATTTTGTAGTGGCCGTTGATAGCAGCGGCGTGCACGACATTACACTGCCTCAGGCTTTGTCTTTATCACCTTCCTCAATTGCCATCAGTCATGGTTTGACAAATGGCAGTAACGCTTCTGTATCAGTTTTGGGCGGGTGGACAGCAACGGGGTTCCAAATTCAGACAAATGGAGCAACCAGCGTGAACTTTCTCGTATCAGGAACACCGTGATGACTGACGTGAAAACACTGTATCCCGATCGTTACTATGCCAGTTACGATAAGACAGCTCAGCAGCCCACCCGTGTGACTGGTTGGTATGATACGTGGGTAATGTCCAATCTGGCGAATGTTCCACCAGCCTCTGATATGATACCTGTGTCATCAGAAAATTGGGCAAATCAGTCATCATTCCGTCTGCCTCTGGGTAAAGGTGTTCTGGATGGTGTCATTGTCGATTATACACCTCCAGCCACTACTGATCTGAAAACAGAAGCTACATCTGCTTTAGCAGGTGCCCGGTCATATGTGCTTAACGCTTATACGATTAAAAACACTGCTACTCCTGAAGCGTGGATAACTTATCTCAATGCGCTTGAGGCAATTGAAAATGGTACAGACATAACATCAACAGCACTCCCTCAGGCTCCCACGTCATGATCCCATCTATTCCGTCTATTGGATGGTCTCCTGCTCCAGGGCGTACACTTCTGTTGCCTAATATGGGGCAGGTTAGGGGGACTGTTATCTCTCCACCCACACAGCTTGTATGGCCTAAAAAGACCAGTGCAGATAACCTTGATTATTCTCTAGATCCCAGTGATTGGCTGGCTGGAACAAATGATTATTTGTCATTTATTGAAAGTGTTGAAATAACTACATGCTTAGGTGAAGCTGATGACCTATCATGTCTGTGGTCTAGCGTAATAAATGGCATGGCATGTCTTATGCTGGGCAGTGGACAGCCAGGAACACAACAAAACATCAATGTTAAATTGCTGACCCAGCAAGGTCGGCGCGCTGCGATTAGTATATTACTGCCAGTTAGTAGCGTGCTTGCTGCTACAGCTCCGCAAGAAACACCAATGTTACCAAACGGTACACCAATACCGCCCAATGCCATACAGCTTCCTGATGGCGTAATTTTGCTTGCTGATAACGGCCAGCCTCTTCTCATTGCATAAATAATCGGAGTTCTCATGTCGGGAACGAATTCAACGGTGACCACGCAAAGTGGTCAGCCGATTTCGTCGTTGCCTGAAGCGCAGGATGTTGCCGCAACCGATGGTGTCCTTGGCGTATTTGGCGGTAAGGCGCAGATAGCAAAACCAGCAGATATTGTTGATGCTGGCATGCCGACAGATGTTGTGAGAACAACAGATCTGGATGAAGCACTTTCTGGTTCATCTTTAAACCAGTATGTCACGCAGGCCGCTACGCATGCGGCAGCCTCTGATGCTTCTGCAAATCGCTCAGAAACTGCTGCCGGGGCATCGGCTGCCAGTTCTGCTCTGGCTGCACAGACAGGTGCTCAGGTTGCAACTATTGCAGCTGGCGTAAATGCAGATGCAGATCGGGCGCAGAATGGTGCAGACAGCGCGCAAGCAACAGCTGCCGGTGCCGGTGCCATTTTGGCGCAGAACACTGCACTTGCCAGCATGGTTGCGAACAACCCTGTTCAGTTCACGAACAAAGGGTCGTGGGATGCCAGCAAGAATAGCCCAGCGCTGACGAGCGGCACGGGCGCAGAGGGTGATTTCTATTCAGTTACTGTTCCGGGCGAAACGTCTCTGGATGGAGTAACGGACTGGGAGCTTCTTGACGGTGCATGGTTTCACAACGGTGTTTGGAACAACCTGAAAAAGGCAGGCTACCCAACTATTGCGCAGAGGTTTCAAGGGCTTCTCGGCGTAATCGCTGAGGGGGTTACTCTTAATAGTCGCACCAGCGGTGCTTTCACAATTAAGGATGCACTGGGGTATATCCTTACGGCCATTGATGGCCTTGGGAATATTAGTACGGCGGGCAAGCAGTTACTGCTGGGCTCTACGCTCTTGGATTGTAACGCCAAGGGGCAATTCCTGTTCGGCATGCGCGATGCCATGGGAAATTTGGCGTGGGGTGTGCGTGCGGATGGTTCTCCGGCTTTCCCGAGTGGAGCTGCGCGTGCAGATCTTGGGCCAATTTCCGTTACAAGCAATGACAACCCCAATGGCGTAATCGTCAAAGACCAAAACGGCTTTGTCCTGCTGGATACCTCTGGGTATTACGCTATCAAAACTGGCGATTTTACTGCCGAGGAAATTGCCGAACGTGATCGGATGCAGCTTGCTCGGTCTGCCGCGACAATGGCAGGCCCCGGCGATATGCTGCGTGCGCGGCCTGTGTGGGGCATTTCCATCAGCATTGCCACCGGGCAGTCGGAAATGATGGGTTATGTGTCTCTGCCTGCCCTGAGCCTGACGCAGCCATACGACAATATTACGTTTGGCGAAGACCCGCGCGGTTTTGATTTTAGCATTGATAATGCAGAGTGGACACCGCGGGGCGGAGATGCGTCACCGAAACCTCTGGTTGCCGTCAATGTTGACCAGAACACATATGAGACGTTGGATCTGCCTGCCTCACTGGTTTACAAGCCATCTACAGTTGATGTGGCCGTGCCGACAGTGACCAGCGGTAATCCGCAAATCCAGATCAGCACAACCGATACATCTATTAATTTCACATCAGGTTTTTCTGTTGGTCAGACTATTCAATGTGCCGGGTTCACAGGAGCAGCAGCGACCAATAATGAAAGTGGTGGTTTATGGTACAGTAACTACATCACATTAACTGCGGTATCTGCACAATCAATTACCGGGACATGTGATGGCGTTTGGTGGGGTTGGAACCCAGTCGCTGTTACCGGCGCTACAGGCGTGTCTATTGCCCCTATGCGCAACACGCGAGATTTTGGTGAACAGCAATCTATTGCTGCGCTGAATTTCTTCCGTGGTATGCAACTGGCATTCCGTGGAATGCCGTCTGACACAAGCCGTCGCCTGGCGCTTCTATCCTGCTGTGTGTCAGGGACAACCATTGAGCAGTTGAGCAAGGGATACTCTATCCCACTGTTTGACCGTATTTCGCAGTCTTTTGCTATTGCAAAAAGTCAGGGCGATGCGCTCAACACGACAAGCGGGTGTTTCCTGATCGAGTTCTGTCAGGGAGGCAGTAACACAGATACAGATTACGCAACCTATTCTCCTTTGCTTGCGCAATATTTCGCAGATGTGATTGCAGAGGCTAAGGAGAAATTCGGACAAACCAAAGACCCGTTTATCGAGATTGTGCCGATCTCTGGAATGAACCTACCCAGCACAGGCATTATGGATGTGTGCCGAGCACAGGTCGATTATGTTCTGGCAACACCGGGAGCATACATACCGACAGTTGGTTATCCAGCAATTGACTATGGGCCGCATTATTCCAGCAACGGTGAGCGATACGTTGGGGCTATGCGTGCGAAAGTTAGGCACCGCGTTATCACGCAAGGGCTGGCATGGAAGCCGCTCATTATGGAAAAAGCGACACTAAGAGGCCGCACAATCCTTATTGATTGTCATGTTCCATATGCTCCAATCCGCGTTCTCCCAACATGGGAAGGACAGGAACAAAGTACACAAACTGATCTTGGATTTGGTGTTTATGATGTCACAACAAATAATAAGCTGAGTATTTCATCTGTATCAGTTGTTGGTGAGACACAAATTGAAATAGTTTTAGCATCTGATCCAGAAAATACAGTTTGGGTTACATATGGCGACAGCAATCATAATGGATCAGGAAATATATATGACAGTGATCCGGCAGTTTCCAGCGACCTTTACGAATGGGTGGAAGGAAACGGAGCACCGTATTCCGAAAACATTGCTGACTATATCGGCAAACCATATCAACTCCGCAATCCAATGATCAATTACGCTATTCAGAGCGTGAAAGGGTAAGACATGGCTCTCGCCATTACTGTAAATGATGCTGATTTTTCCGATAACTCTATCGGATGGGAAGCGCCAACAAGTGTCCAGCCTGCAACGGCTTTGTTTGCGTTAAACAGTGCATCTGGCCTGAAAAATCTGGCAGCCGGGGGATTACAGCCTACAGCCGTGGCAGGTACGCCGACATTTACGGCTGGGGTGAGCGGGAAGTCTTTGCCCTTCGTTACTCTGGGTTCCAATGCGGAACTGGAAAGCTACCAGCTATTTACGCCACAATCGACCATTCTAGTGCTGGCGAATATGGGCGTGGGCAACAGTGATATTGTTCAAGTCATAAATCCTGCGAATTCAGTGGCTACACTAGCAATGCTGCAGCGTGGAGATGTTATGAACAACTGGTTGGCGTGCAATAAGGGCTCAGATCAGTTGACAGTAAATGCCCAAGGGCTGGTAACGGGTACGTGGCAGATTCATGCATTACAGTGTGATATCACGACAAAAGCACCGTCCATGAATTATAAAAACTATACAACTGGCGCATCAGCGGCAGGAATAGGTTCATTCGCAAATATCTACACTCCTGCGGATACGTTTAAATTGGGTGGAGCTGGCGATACTGCAGCAAATAGCACCTATGAAGGGGCGATTTACCTTTTCTGGAATTCCATTCTCGGAACTGATGATATGACAACGGCTGTTGCATGGCTGCGGCAGTATGCCCAAGCCTACGGTATTTCTGCATAGGCCCAGATCTCTTTTAAGAGAACAATACGTTTTTCTCGGACAATTGAATGACAGATGAACAGAGCGCGGGCACCCCCTGCGCGGCTGATGGTGACCTGCGCCAAATTGTGGACAGTCATGGTCGGCGTCTTGATGGGCTTGAGGATGATGTAGACACCCTTAAGTCTGGCCAGAGGTCCATGATGGATCGGCTGATTTCCATTGAAGCGCAGGGGCAGGAGCGGGAACGGAACAGGGCGCAGGAATCAGCCCAGAACCGCGCAGCAATTGCTACACTTTCCCAGCAACTTGCAGCACAGAATGGAGCGCAGCAGGAACGTAACCGCATTGAGCGGCAAAAGCTTCTGCAGGCTCAGACAGATGCGGCGCGTGCACAGAAGTCTGAGGCGGATGCCAATGTTGCGGCGGCAAAGATCAAATACTGGATTGCCATAGCTGGCTTTCTGGTGGGTGTTATTACTGCTGTTGGCGGAATGCTTCTTTCCAGTCAGACGTGGGATGATTACGCGTTTGGGAATGTGCAGTTCCTGCATCGGAAACATCCCCCCACACAGCCCGCGCCCCAGCCGCAAACAACGCAGTTCATTCTGCCCCCGCGTGAAATGGAGGCAGCATGATCCCCGCCTCATGGATGTCAGATCCTGTACAAGTTGGTGCCCGTACGGCATGGGGTGAGGCAAGGGGCGAAGGCAGCAACGGTATGGCCGCAGTGCTGTGCGTTGGCCGTAACCGCGCTATCCGCCCGGCATGGTGGGGGCATGATCTGTGCAGCGTGTTCCTGCATCCGTGGCAGTTTTCGTGCTGGAATGCAGCGGATGTGAACCTGCCCAAGCTTCTAACCGTCACTGACATGGACGCGCAGTTTCGTGAGGCTGCCGCCTTGGCGCAGGCCCTTGTAGGCGACCACCTCACCGACATGACGAAAGGGGCGGATCATTACTATGACACACGCTCCCCGCGCCCTGCTTGGGCTTCTTCGCAATTCTACTGCTGCACGATTGGTCATCATGCGTTTTACCGCGTGGGGCCTTTTGGAGAAGGCTGATGACAAAAGAAGATATCAAAGAAATCGCACGCGCCGTGGCAGACGAATTAGAGGCTCGGCTTTTCCATCGCATCCACCGCAGCCCAAACGGGAACCTCGTGATTGAGGTGGTGGAAGTCAACACACTGCCTGTCAGTTTGCGGGGAGGGGTGTCGCATGGCTGACACACCCGCAAAAACCAACCTTGCCCAGACGGCAAAGGCCGTTGCCGCTGGCCTGTCCATGCCCACGCTTATTGCGGCCCTGCCACAGCCGGAAGCAACGTGGGTGCTGTACGCCTGCGCTGTATTTGCCTCGGCAGGATTTGCGGCAACCCTGATCCCACTTCCGGCCAATCAGTCAGGCAAACTCTGGCTGGCGTACCGGATCATCAACTTCCTTGCTCTCAACTGGAAGTACGCAGCCAACGCAGCCGTCATGCTGCGAGGCGCAGCTTCTTCCAAATCTGAACCGCCCAAAGCTGGGTCCGGTTCTGTTGTGACCATTCCGAAAGACGATACGAAATGAAGAAAGCACTTCTCGCTCTGGGGCTGCTGCCTCTCCTTGCTGCTTGCGGCACGACAAAGCAGGCCAAGTTGAACCAGGCCGTTTTTGATACGGACAGCGCCTACCATGCGTTGGCCAACCCAATGCCGGATGTAATGGCAGGCAAGGTGCCGGGCGTGGCGCTGACCGATACTCAGAAGGCCATTGCCAAGCGTGCCAGTCAGTCTGTGTTCAATGAAATCCAGTCTCTGGAAACCTCCATTGAGGGCGGCGACAGCATCACGCAGACGGCGGTATCTGCTTTGCAGACAGACTTCGCATCATTCGAAACCTGCTGGGCAGGCCTGAAAACCGGAACCACGCCGGATGCCTGTGCAGCTATTGGTGGGAGTAAATAACATGAACGCAGCAGAAATCAGCGCCATTCTTGGCGTAGTGACCACCGTGGCCGGTCTGGCCGAGAAATACGGGCCGGAAGTGTACGAAACGGTGAAGCAGGCCATCGAGCAGTCCAAGAGCAAAACTGGCCCCACAGTGGCGGATATTGAAGCCATCTTTGCCAAGTGCAAGGCTGACAACGCGGCTATCCAGTCTGCATGACCTCGGACTTTGAGTGCGGGATGGTTTTCGGTGGCGGGGGAGTTACCTTCGCCACCGTCATTTTTGCTGTGGTTTGGCGGTTTCTAGCCAATAAAAATGATATTTGGAGAAAGTAAGATGACCAATTTGCATCCTTCCCCCGTAGTTTTCTTAGAATGGGAAGATAGCGCGCATTATGAAGCGGGTTGGAAATGGTCTGATGAAGTTCCAGACCCAACAGGGCAACCATGTGTGACATGTGGGTTTCTGATTAAAGAAAGTGAACGTGCCTACATGGTTGCTCTGAGTGTTGGTGATGTTCACTCAGACCGCCAGCAGTTTAATGGGATTATGGAATTCCCAAAAAGCTGCGTGCAGAATATTACTTTTTTGGCTTACCCTTCGCCACGCCCTGCCGGACTGCAACAGATTTGTCAGACAGTACGCGACCGCCTGCTGGGTCACCGTTTCTCAAATCCTTTGAGGCGGGTGATAGGTCTTTTTTCGTAG